GACCACGGAACCTGCGTGCTGCTTCCAGGGGTACTCGGCCCAGCCGATGCCCTCCTGGGGCGTCACGTCAATGAGGTCGAAACCGCTGTACGACCCGACAGTGTCGTTGAACGCGAAGATGAGCGGCCGACGGATGACGGTTCCGCCATCGACGGTGATGCGGCTCTGCGCGTTCAGCCATGCCAGCAGTACGTTCTCCGTGGAAATCTGGTCCGTCAGCGTGGGACGGACCTTGTCGAGCGTGGTGGCAACGAGAACGTCGAAGTTATCGGTGTAGATACTCGCCATTGTCGTTAGCCTCGTGGTCCCTTACGGGGACCAGCTCAGTGCTCTAGGCGGGAGACTGGCGCTTCTTGAAGACCGACCGCCAGGAGACTCCCGTCTCCTTCTCGGCGGCCTCCGCGGCGGCCTTCACCGCGTCACGCAGCGACATGTCGCTGGTGATGGGCGGGGTGCCTGCGCCCGACGTAGTCGGCTTCAGACTCCCAGCGGCCTCGCGCTTCAGCGTCTCTCGGCGGGCCTCAGCGACCGTCTTCTCTACTTCTGCCTTCACCGGCAGGTAGAGTTGAGCGTACAGCTCGAACGGCGACGCGATGCCCTCCTGGGCTGCCTTGGCAAGAACCTGGCGTCGCTCGAACGGCAGCTTACCGAACCGGGACTCCAGCTCATCGAGCTGGCTGTTCCACTGGTGCTCTACCGTCGAACGCTGGTCCTTCTCAATCAGTGCCGAGAGCTGGTCTTCCAGCGCTAGCTCCCTACGAAGCGAGGGCAGAAGGAACTTCGCCATCTGCTGGACTTCGTAGTCCTCCGGGTCGTACCCGGCGGCTGTCAGCAGGTCCTCGTCGGAGATGTCCTCCGGCGTGGCCGGTGCTGATGCGGGCTCGGGAGCCTCCGGCTCCTTCGCCAGCTCCGCCTGGAGCTTACGGATGGTACTGTCCTGCTGCTCGAAGTGTGCGATGATTTCGCGCACCTTCTCAGGAGCAATGCCGTCCAGAGGTACCCCCCAGTAGTCCGTAGGAACTTCGTCTGCTTCGCCGTCGACGACGGGCTCGGACTCGTCCTCGGTGCTGGTGGGCTCCCCCTTACTGGGCTCGCCCTCGCCCGGAGTAGCCACGGGCTCCTCGGCTTCCTCGTGCTCCTCCTCAAGAGCCCCGATTCCGCCGATTTCGGCTAGTGCCTCGTTGATGCTGTCGGAGATGGTCATGCCATCCTCCCTGTACCTGTAACACGCGGTCTCGGCGGCGGTGCCGCTGTGCCTGTGTCCTCGGGATACGAGTAAGCCCCCACGCCCTCTTGCCGGGCGGGGAGCTACCGTGGTTCCGGCAGGAGTCGAACCTGCGCGTCCCGGGCTTCAACCGGGTGCTCTGCCAACTGAGCTACAGAACCGCCAGCCCTTAGTACAACGCTATCGAGGCCGGATTTATTCCCGTTTGGGGAAGAAATCTTAGTAGCCGCGCTTCTTTGAGCCGCCCCTCTTCTTCATGTACGCTGGGAGTTTGTCTCCGCTGGAGTGCGGCATCCGCGGGGTTCTCTTGCGAGCCGTCGACATCGGATAGCTACCGCTGTCGATGGTCTTGCCCATCTTCTTTCTAGCCATCACTTTCCTTTCTTCTTCCTGTCCTGGGCGTTAGCCGCCCCCTCCTGCTGGAGCGATGTTCAGGCCCGCCGGGCTGTTCGCGAACGGCTGCGGGCGGACTGCGAGCTGCTGTGCGATGGCCTGCTGCTGCTGCTCAGCGGCCACCTCCGTGTCGGTCTTGACCATCGAGCGCGTCGTGTCGTCGCGCAGGCCCAGTTCGGTCAGGAACCAGCGCATGAGCATGCCCCGGTCGGTCTCCGGCAGCGGCATGAGCAGGTTCACCACCTGGTAGGCGCGCTGCACGCGCTGGTCGCGCGTCAGGTTCTCGCGCGGGGTGAGGCTAATGCGCAGGTCCGCGTCGATGGCGATGTCCTCGGCGTTCCAGGTCCACTCGAACTCCTGGCCGAGGTCGTCGGTGTAGCGCAGCATGCGGTCGCGGTCGTAGTAAATCTGCATCAGCTGGAGCATCGTCTTGGCAATGCGCAGGTACCAGCGCTCCAGGCGGGAGCGGCGCTCGGCCTGGCGCACGTCGCCCTGGTTGGCGACCGTGTTCACCTCGGTGGCGGTCTTGCGGCCGCCCGGGAACAGGCCGCGCAGCACCTCGTTCAGGCCGGTGGACTCGTCCAGCTCGGCCGCCACGCGCTCGGGCATCTGGAACGCCACCTCCGGGAGCTGCGGCATGTCCAGCGCGCCAATCTCGTTGCGCACGAAACCCTCCTGGAGGCCGATGTACTCGAACGGCTCCTGCGACTTCAGCGCCTTCATGCCCCGCGTGGTCATGGCGCGCTCGGGTCCGGCGTACTTGGGCTTGGCGCCCTCGACGTACTCCGCGATGTCGCGGCGGTACTCGTCCAGCTCCTCCAGCGCGGGCTTGATGATGCGCATGTCGCCGTTGCCGTCGAAGCGCGACGGCGTGTCGCGGACCATCAGCGGCTTGAACGGGTTGCGGTCCTGGAGGTCCAGGTTGAACATCAGCGGGTTCAGGCGCTGGAACAGCACCGTCTCGGCGCTGCCCTTGGGGAACGTGGTCACCACGCCGGTCTCCAGGTCCCACATCTCGACGACCGTCACGCGCACGTCGTCGTCGTACTCGTCGCGGCCGATTGCCTCCACGTCTGCGTAGTCGCCCTCGACCATGGAGAGCACGCTGGAGTCGCCCGAGAGGTCGTCCAGCCTGTTCTGGCCCTTGCGCTCGCCGTAGCGGTCGAGCACGAACGGCCGCCACACCGGGTGCTGGCGCACCTCCTCGATGGGCATGCGCGTGTACTGGGCCACCCAGCGCGCGTCGTTGATGCGCTTGGCCGAGGGGTCGACGCGTATGTCCTCCCACGACACGTAGTCGACGCACACGCGGTCGCGCAGGACGATGGTGACCGCCTCGACCACGTCCACCAGGTCAGAAATGTCCTCGGGCGCCATGTCCGGGTGCTCGCCGAACAGCTCCATTACCTGGGCCTCGATGGCCTCGTCGGGGCGGTCGCGCAGTTCGATGTCCTCGACGTAGTCGTAATACACCTTGACCCAGCCGGTGTCGACCAGCAGGGCCTCCTTGATGGCCTCCCAGCTGTTCTCCTGGGCGGATGAGTCGTGCCAGCCCTGGTTCAGGGCGCGCTCAGCGGCGAGCGCCTGGAAGCGGGTGCCATGGCCCACGTTCTGGATGATGAACTCGATGTCGACGGCCGTCATGGACGAGTACATCGTGTCGATGACGCCAATGCCCTTGGTCACGCCGACCCGGTGGCCGCGCGAGGTGAGCTGGTCGTCCTCCACCTCGTTGTCGTAGCGCTCGATGAAGCGCGTGCGCTCCGGCTCGAAGCGGTCCCACTTGCGGTCGGCCATGATGAGGCGGCGGCCGTAGACCTTGAGCATGACTTCCTCATCGGGGTAGATGCGGAAGGTGTCTCCCACTGCCATGCTAACTCCTCACCCGGATTGTCGGGACGAACTCTAGCTTGCGCTGGCCGACGGGGCGGTCCAGCGTGTCGAATACGTATCCCCACTGGTTCGGCTCGTACTCCGGGCCGTCTCCCTCAGCGGGGGTCTCCTCCCGGGGGGTGAACGATAGCAGCACCGACGCGCCGTAGCGCACGGCGTCGACGTAGTGCGAAGTCCAGTCGTGGACCGGGTTCACGCCGATGCGCACGCCGTCCTTCAGGTGCCACTTGTGCGAGCTGAAGGCGTCGGAGACGCGCTTGGCCTCGCGCGCGACGAACACCCGGTTGCCCGCCATCATGTTGTTCAGAATACGGATGGCGTAGTCCTGCGGCCGCTTCTTGACCGGGACTATTCGGACCCCGGCGGCGTTCAGGTCGCTGATGACCGACGTGCCGGTGGACGGATTGCGCTGCGTCCCGGCGGGGTCACCGTAGTCGCCCCTCGAACGCGCGCCTCTGAAGGTGGTCTGTAGCTCCGTGTGGTAGGCCGCGGCCCACTCGGCCGCCGTCCAGTCCCTCGCCTCTATCGCCCGCAGGATGTACAAGTAGGGAAAGAGCTTCGTCGTCGTCTTCGAGGGCATGTTCTCCCCACGGGTCGGAATAGTAACTTCCTCCGGCTGCCACTTCACTTGCGCGAAGACGCAGATACCCGGGTCGCC